TATGGAGGAGTGGAGGAACAGGCTGGGCGGACGGTGCATCCGTTGTGGGGCTACAGATGATCTGAACTTCCACCACAGGGACCCATCAGAGAAGTCCTTTACCATCAGCCGACTGTGGTCGATGCGGGATGAGATCATCGAGACAGAGTTGGCCAAGTGTGATCTATTGTGCAGGGAGTGTCATAAGAAGCACCACGAATCCAAGGCAACGCATGGCGAGGTGCGGCGTTATTGGAGGGGGTGCCGGTGTGGCCCCTGCAAGGAAGCGGCTAGGTCGTACAACCGGAACTTGAAGCGCCGCGCCGCCCCCTCCGCCCCCACCACCTAGTAGGCCCTTCGGATCATCTTCCGAAGAATCCCCAGAAAGGGCTTGAACCTGTCAGGGGTGTTTGCTAGAGTGTGCTCATGTTCGCAAGGCCCCACCGGGCGGAGCGAGCCACAACTGAATAGAACGCTGAGGCAGCGTTGCGTAGGAATGGGTTACTTCTCCTTTCACGAGAGAGTTCCGGGTTCGAGTCCCGGCGGTGACCGCAAGGCCACTGTGGTGTAACGGCAACACGCTTACAGACACCTGATCCGACTTGATCTCGCTGCCTCAACCTCTCATCGGTGACGATGCGAAGCGTTGGGATACTTCTTGAAAAGAACTCCGGTCACAAACCGGACTCGTGGGGTCAAACCCACTTACTCCTGATGCGACTTGAACACGTCACCTCCGATGTGGGGCGATGCGAAGGCATGGGTTACTTCGGATAAAAGACACCTGGGCCAACACTGAACACGCTCCCTCAATCTGGGGGGTGGTGGCGTTGCGAAGTTGCGGGTTACTTCAACTCACATTTGGCAAACACCTGCGACGACTTTGATCTCGCCACCTCCTCACCAGACCGACGAAAGGAAAACCACCATGGCAAAGTTCTCGAACACCAAGACCAAGACCCGTCGTCCTGTGGCGGCCACGCGCGTGACCAGCACCCCGGCCCTCACCCACGAGGGCGGCACCGGCTATACCAAGGACGACAAGACCGCTCTGTTCACGCTGGCTGTGACCAACATGGTTGGCGAGCCGACTTTCTATGAGTCCGGCAAGGACCGTGATGACCGCTTCCGCACCCTGATCACCAAGGTGACGGCTGAGGACCCGGCCTGGATCGCGGGCTTCATCGGATTCCTCCGCAACGAGGCCAACATGCGGTCGGCATCGATCGTCGTCGCCGCTGAGGCGTCGCTCACCCTGCTCGGCCTTCGGGCCAAGGGTGTGGAGATCGACGGCAACATCCGCTCCATGATCGACTCCGCCTGCGTGCGTGCCGACGAGCCTGCCGAGATGCTCGGCTACTGGCTAGCCAACTATGGCCGCGCCATCCCCATGGGCGTCAAGCGTGGAGTCGGTGATGCGGCCAAGCGCCTCTACACCGAGCGCAACATCCTCAAGTACGACGGCGTGAGCCGTGGTCTGCGGATGGGTGACGTGCTCAACCTGACGCACCCGACCTCCAAGGTGGACAACCCCGCCTTCACCTACCTGCTCGATCGTCGCCACGGTCACCTCGACTCGATCCCCGAGTCACTGACCATGATCATGGCGGCCACCGATCTCGACACGACCCCCGAGGACCAGCGGCGCGCAGTCCTGCGTGAGCGCGGCCCCGAGGCTCTGGCCGAGGCGGGCTACACCTGGGAGCGGCTTTCGGGCTGGCTGCCGGGTGGCATGGACGCTGAGGCGTGGGAAGCCATCATCCCTTCGATGGGCTACATGGCTCTCCTGCGGAACCTCCGCAACTTCGAGCAGGCCAAGGTGAGCAAGGCCGTCCTCAAGGGCGTCGCCGATCGCCTGGCCGATCCCGATGAGGTGGCGCGCAGCCGTCAGTTCCCCTACCGCTTCTTCTCCGCGTGGAAGGCGTCGGGCAGCACCTTCTTCGGTGCTGCACTCGAAGCCGCCCTCGATGAGTCGGTGAAGAACATCCCCGAGTTCTCGGGCAAGACCCTGGTCGCCATCGATACCAGCGGCTCCATGCAGTCGCCCGTATCGGGACGCAGCCAGGCCGAGTGCTACGAGGTGGGTGCGCTGTTCGGCTCTGCCGTGGCATCCCGCTCCGACTGCGACGTGATCCTCTACGCGGATACGTGGGCACACTTCTCTACCGAGGTGTCCGTGCTCCGTTCCGTGGAGAAGGTCCGCAACCAGATCGGCAAGGTGGGCTATGGCACCAACACCTGGCCCTCCGTCGCTCAGGCATTCGCCAAGCGCGGCGGCTATGACCGCATCGTGGTCATGACCGACATGCAGGACCACCCCAACGCGGTGGGCGGTGGCATCGGCTACTCCCGCCACAACTCGGGGATCGTTCTGCCTGACGTACCCATCTACGTCTGGGACCTTCGCGGGTACCAGACCAGCAACATCGACAACTCGCCCGGTCGCTACCTGTTCGCAGGGTTCTCCGACGCAGCCTTCAAGATGATCGCGCTCCTTGAGCGTGGTCGGGATGCAGGATGGCCCTGGGAATAGTGAGAGGCCCCAACATGAAGTCCGCAGTGAAGCCCCTCCCCATCGGGAGGGGCTTCACTGCGTTATCGGAGACAATATGAATCTCGACGGTCAGAAGATCAAGAGGCTCAGGGAGGATTTGGGAATGACTGCACGCGACCTCTGTCGGGCATCATCAGTCTCCCCACCCTTCCTCAGCCAGATCGAGAATGGATCACGAAATTGCTCACCTCACGTCGCCAGCCGATTGGCTGCAGCCCTTGATGTGGCCATAGTTGATCTGAGGGACGAATGAAGCGGCCCTGGAAACTCACAATCGAAGTCGGGGGTGATAGCCCTAGGGGTATCGAATCCAATACCCCCTCCCCCTATGGGGTAGCGGTTGACACCACTGCAGCCTGGGCCATGCTGGTCGATGCTCGTCGCAAGATGCTCGACGCCATGGCCAAAGGGGATGACAACAAGGCGAACACGACCGTCTCTTGGATCGGTGGTGCCTTGGCAGCATGGGGGAAGATGACTGGTGAGGACCCTGCCAGCCTGTATGAACGGCTGGTCGAGGAGGTCCCTAACCCCAACGCGTCGCCCTATGGAGGCATGGAGTTCAAGAAGGTGGAGCGGACCCGGCCCGAGCCTCACCCTGGCGCCCAGCGAGTTCTTGACCTCTCAGAGTTGACCCCCGAGGAGCGCGACCAACTTGGTATCACGCTCCCCGCTGCGGATGATGTTTGATCCTTCTGGCGTCACACGGTAGGCTATTACCAACTTGGATTTACCAGGAGGTCATCATGACCAAGGTGATTGCTGAGGCCATTGCTGTGGCCGACGAACTTGACCAGATTCGCTCCGTCTTTGGAGATGAGTGTGTTGGTTTCGTCAAGCGCGCTTTGATGGTGAATTGCGAGACGGACGATTGGCGAGATGTGGTCGATGGAGCAATGTCCAATTGGACTAGGCACCACCCACAGACCTCCTTCGATTCGATCCTCTAACTGTCGCGGTTGTGCTACTTCGCGATTTCTTCTAAGCCATCCACACACCGCCTTGCGTGCCCCGCTTATAGTAGGAAACGCAGCAACCCCCATGGGTTGGTGGGCCGCAACCTAGTTGGCGGCAAGGGAAGTCGGCGTAGCCGGTCTTTCGAGCCAGAAGAATCCGACACAACCCGGAGGCAACCCAAGTGGAGCCGATTCAGATTCCTGAGGACCTTGCTGGTCTTTCGGAAACGGAACTGACTGAACTTGGCCTTGAGATCAAGGAGCGCGTCGAGGGGCTGGCCGAAGATGCCCGCACTTCCGACGAGACGCTCGCTCAGGTCGAGGGACTCATTTCCGACTTCGATCGCATCAACGACGAACTCAACACCCGAGAGGAAGCAGCCGCAACCCGGTCTGCACGCCTCGACGCCGCACTCGAACGCTTTGGTCCCGCCGATGATGGCGAGACGGAGGATGTCGAGGAAGTTGTCGCCGAAGATGCCGAGGCTGACTCGGCAGACGAGGTGACCGACGAGGCTGCTGACGAAGGGGCCGACGACGAGACTGAGGTCGAAGTCGCCGCCGCCGCCGATGACGCTGCCGAGTTCACCACCGAGACGGAGGCCCCTGAGGTCGCCGTCGCCGAGTTCACCGCCGAGGAGGCTCCCGTTGAGGAAGCCACCGAGGAGTTCACCATCGAGGTAGAGGCCGAGGAAGCCCCTGCCGCCGAGTTCACCAGCCAGGACACGCAGTCCGACAGCACCCAGGAGGTCACCGAAGTGGCTGATTCCAATGACCGTCGTCCCACGGTCGCTCGCCTTCGTGACCGCCGCCCCGAGGCTGTCGCCCCCCGCTCTCGTCCGAGCGGTGGAGCGATCCTTGCGGCTCGCGGTATCGGTGGCAACGTGACTGAGGGTCAGACCATCGACATCTCGGCGTTGGCCAAGGCCATCACCGACAAGCGCATCGCGATGGGCAACTCGCCTTCCGGTACCTTCGACAAGATCACGGTTGCCTCGGCCACCGTGGACTTCGGTGAGGACATGGTTGGCGGCGGCGCCCAAGAGAACTTCGCCACGCTGCGTCGTCTCGGCGCCGACGATGCCCGCTATCGCTCTGAGGTGACGACAGTCGTCGCTTCGGGTGGTGTGTGTGCCCCGTTGGAGCCGAATTACGACTTCTTCCGGCTGGCCGACGCGATGAACCCCGTCGAGGGCTGCCTGCCCACCGCAGGCGCACCCCGCGGCGGTATCCGGTTCATCTCGCCGCCCGACTGGCGGGATGCGTGCCCCGGCGTCCGTGTGACGACCGAGGCTGAGGACGCTGCTGGCTACGTCAGCCAGGGCGGCCCCACCCCCGACAAGCCCTGCGTGGCTGTCGAGTGTCCCCCCATCGAGGAGTGCCGTGTCGATGCGGTGTCGCAGTGCGTCACCTTCGGCAACCTGAACTACCGGGTGTTCCCCGAGCAGGTTGAGGCATTCCTGGCAGACCTCGCCGTCTGCTTCGCCGAGACGAAGGAAATCTTCTACCTCGACGCCATCGATGCCGGTTCGACTCCGGTGACCTACACGGCGCCTTATGGTGCGTCCCGCGGTTTGGCTTACAGCCTCTCCGTGACGGCCGCCAACTACCGCCGTCGGCACCACATGTCGCCGAACGCCACCTTGCAGGTGCTCCTCCCCTCGTGGGCCATGGAGTTCCTCAAGATCGACATGCTCAACGATCACTCGTTGGGCCTGGCGAACTGGTGCCTCAGCGACGCCGATGTGGCTTGCTGGTTCGCCCAGAACAACCTGGATGTGTGCTTCTACTACGACTCGGCAACGGGCGCGGGACAGGCATTCAACAACACCCAGGCTGCTGGCGTCATCAACGAGTGGCCGGACACCGTTGTGGCCTACCTGTTCGCCCCTGGCACCTTCGTCCGTCTGGACGCTGGCACCTTGGACGTGGGCCTCATTCGGGACTCCGCCCTCAACGGCACCAACGACCTCCAACTGTTCTCAGAGCAGTGGGTTCAGGTCTGCAAGGTCGGCATCGAGTCGCTTCGTCTCGAACTGACCTTGTGCCCGAACGGTACGGCTCCTGAGCCGGTTGCTCCGTTCGACTGCGACTGAACGTCGGACACACCGCTGATCGGCTAGTACGATCATGAAGCAGAGGGCCGGGTGGCTACGGCCGCCCGGCCCTGTGTGTATAAAGACTCAAGGAGTGAGGGGATAACCGAATGGGTATCGCACCAGAAACAGTTGTGGCTCCTCCGGCTACTACCCCACCGCTGCATTCACTGTTGTCGTCTGCTGTGGTCATCGATGAGCCTGCAGGCTCTCGATGGGAGTCGGGCTTTGCTTTCCAGCCGGAGAATTGCATCGAGGCCGAAACGTGGAATGCCTGCGGCACGCCGGGCGAGATCGATTCAATCGAACTCGCGTGCGACGGCGGCACATGGGACATCACTTTCGATGGCAGCACCACCGCTCCTATCCCTTGCGGCGCTTCCGCCGGGAGCATCCAGAGTGCCCTTGAGGCGCTGCCCAACATCAACCCTGGCGATGTCGTGGTGTCTGCCGACTCGCAGTTCATCTACCTGACCTGGGGCGGTGCTTACACCGGATTGGATGTCAGTGCCCTCGTCTCGGTCAGTGACATCAGCCTGAGCAACATGGCCGGTCCTGTTGTCCTCAACTTGGTGGCACCGCTGTATGCCGCCGGGGAGAAGGTTCAGAAGAAGGAATATGACGGCGCCCAAGGTGAGGTGGACTACTGCCCCTTCATCATCGAGGTGCCCTACACCTGTAGCACCTTCGGGTTCCAGGCGGCCGACTACGAGAAGCGCGCTCGGCGCCAGTTGGAAGCCACGATGCACAAGTCGTTGGAGTACGAGTTCTGGACGGGTTCGATCAACCCGCAGAATCTTTCACTGATCAAGACTCCCAACGATGACGCCCATGTCCTCAACCCCGGCGGTGCTGCCGCCCCCATCGCCGTGAATCCTGCTGTGGCCCTTATGATGTTGGCCCAGGCGCTCTCGAACTGCGGCTCGGGTGGTCGTGGGATGATCCACGCGACTCCGGCTGTTGTGGAGCGCTGGGTGGGCCTGGCGACGGTCCAATGCACCGACAAGTTGATCACCACCTGCGCTCGCGGCGACATCATCGTGGACGGTTCCGGCTACCCCGGCACCGGCCCCATCGGGCAGCCGCCCCCCGGACCGAACGAGGTCTGGGTATATGCGACCGGCATGGTCAACATTCGCATGGGCGAACCAGAGGTCTACCCCAAGGAGTTCTCTGAGGCTATCGATCGCAAAACCAATACCGTCACCTACCGGGGCGAAATCGTCGCCTCGGCCGTACACGATCTCTGTTGCTCATTCGCCGTTCTCGTTGATCTCTGCGGCACGTTCTAAGAGAGGAGTAAGCCATGTCAATGCAGGGCGCTCCGATCCCCGAGTGTCTCCCAAGCGCAGGAAGTAACTGCCAGCCCGTCCAGGCTGTCATCCTGTGCGACCAGCACCCGGAACCGCCTGTAGGCGATGGGCTGTGCGTTTCCTTTCTGCGCGTCTATTTCTACAACTGCGATACCGGCGCGCTCATGTCCTTCTCGGACTTCGATCTCGATGGCAACCTTTATGTGGTCATTGGAACGGTCGAGAACTGCGAGGACAATGGATGTATTGAGTGCATCCCCGATACCTTCCATCAGCATCGTGAGCAGATCGTTGGTGTTGGCGCATGGGTGCGTCCGGTAGGGGCGTCCGCTGTGACGGTAAAATGTCGTGCAGTTGGCGATGTCTTGAATCCCCCCACCATTACAGATGCAAGCGCCGTGGTTACCCCATTGTTCGTGGGAGACGAGGAGACGTGGGAATCGCCTGACGGGACACCATTTTTGAGCGGCTTCACTGTCACGGCCAATGATCCTGGTGATCTCATCACCATTATCTGGTTGGAGACTATCTAATGGCCTGTCGAGTTCGTTGTGAAACATCCCCGATTGTCGCCGAGGGCGATACCTGTATCGATGTCTCTGGTACTGGCATTTCGGGTGACCCCCTGCAGATCAGTGCCATCATCCCAGCCGGTGCCGTAGTCCCGCATCCGCTCGCTCCGGGCTTCTTGCCTGACACCATCAATGGCCTTGCCTGCACCCTGACGGGCCTCATGGCTCCACAGCCGGGCTTCCCTGCTGGCGCCGACGGCAACCTGCCGTTCGGCTCCAACCCCGACATCATCGCCAACACTGGCGGCCAGATTCCGTGGGGGCCGGTGCTGTCGATCAGCATGACGAACCTCAACAGCGACCGCCTGCTGCTGTTCCGCAATTTCATCCAGCACCCGTTCTGTACGATGGTGCTTGAGCCTGGGGCCGTCGGCACCATCGGTGCCATCTTCGACCCGCTCGGCCTCGCCATCTACCTGCCACTGTGGAAGGTGTCGAACAATTCTGGGGCGGCGGTCGAAACCTATGGCGCTTACCCGCAGACATTCGTTGGCGGGGGCAACGTCGTGCTGCCCGCTGCTGCAGCGCTCCTCGACGGCCAAATGTGGGTGGAGTTGTCCGGCGCCACTGGCGCCTCAAGCATTACCACCATCGGGCAGGCTGGCATGGTCCTCGGCATGTTGGGAGTACCGATCTAATGGCTGGACGAGTAGTAACCCATACCTACTGGAAGGCTGGCAATGGCGATCCCTACAACGGGGGCCGTTTCGGCTTTGACACTGAGATCACCGAGGACGGCGATGTAGCCGCCACGGTCACCTACCGACCGGCCGGTGCCATCGACATCGCTGAGGCTGAGTATGACGCCCTAGTGGCGGCTTTCCAGGCCGAGTGGGACGCACGCGCCGTCGGCGGCCAGGAGTTCGTTGACGAGTCGGTCGCCGAGCGCGACGCCCTCCGCAACTCGGCCACTGCGAAGTTGGTTGCTGGAACCCCCCTCACGGCGGCCGAGGCGACCGCGATCACTGGCGGCTCCTGATGACTGTCTATAGGAGGATGGCTAATGTCTTGTAGGGTCCGCTGTATCCCAGGCCCCGTTCAGGCCGAAGGGTCTACTTGCTTGTCGGTGACGGGAACCGGCACGCTTGCCGACCCCCTTTTGTTCGACACCATCATCGACCCCGATCTGCCGGATGCCCTGAACGCTCTGGTATGTGGTCCTGATGGACTCTTGGCCCGCGTGGGGCAAACGCACGCGTTCAATCTCATCTTCGCTCCCCCTTTTGGTCCTGCTCCCCCTGGACCGCCGGGTCCCAACTATTACTCCTCTGGGTTGAGCACGGTTTCGATCACCAATGACGGCACCACCCCGATGGACGTTTTTGCATTGGCATATCTTCAATCGACGGTGTTCTCCCAGGGATCGTGTCAGCCAGACATCAAACACGAAATCGACTTCGGATTCGGCTTGTTCCCTGCTAATCAAGTTCTTCAAGGATTTTCGGCCGGTCCGGTGGCCCTGGACCCAGTATTTGGTGGGGATGGTTCGATCTCACCGTTCGGGACTAACGAACTACATGGTTCTGAGAACTCGTTTAATGTCCTTCCAATCTCAACGATTCTTGGTTCTCCACTTGCTCCTGCCGCCTCCTTCTCCGTTGACCATCAAATGACCCAAAGTTACATTGGGGCATGGAACGCATCGTCAGTCGTCATTACCTTTGCGGCATTCATCCTGATGGGGGTTAGTAGGGCATGATTACTCGTTATTACAGGCTTGTTGATGGAACCTACGGGCAACTTGCGTCGATGTCCGCACCAGACCTCCCAGCGGGGAGCACTGAGGTGACCAAGGCGGAATATGACGCGGAGATTCAGGATCGTAATGACATGGTTGTCCAGAAGATTCAGGACAACGCTGACGCTGCGGCAACGGCTACTGCTACCCACCAAATTCAGGCTGCTGCCGACTACGCCGCCTTGATCGCCGCTGGCATCCCTGCCGCAACGGCCACGCGTCTAACCGGGGCTTCCTGATGACTTTCTTCCGGGGGCTGTAATGCCTTGCTGCCAAGTCTCCTGCGCTACCGCAGTAGGTGAAGGCCGCCCCTATGCGACTCGCGTCGTGGCTGCCGTTGACTCAGTAGCGACCGACGCCATCAACGCCGACTTCGTGTGCGACGGCATCAACGATGAGGTAACCATCCGCCAGGCGTTCCTTTCGCTTGTCGAGGACCTCGGTGGTGGCTCCTACCTCTACAACGGTGGCAAGGTCGTCTTGTTGGAGGGCAACTACTACTGCTCCGACACGATCGACCTCGACTTCACGGGCGAACCCTTCTCGACCATCCCACCAGCGTGGTTCACGCTTGAGGGGATGGGTTTCGGGACCAAGTTGATCTTCACCCCGGCCCCCCTTGCATCGCACGGCATTGATGTGATCACCCCGACGCAGATCAAGGGCTTCATCCTGCGCGACCTTCGCATCTTCGACCCTGGCAACACTGGCGTCCACATGGACAACGGCCAGGTCGCTCTCATCGAGAGGGTCGCCGTCATCGGCGGTCAGTTCGGCATCGACATCGAGAACGGGTGGATGACCGAGATCACCGATTGCTGGGTCGAGGGTGCTGCGGATACTTGCATCCGAACCGACAATCCAGCCACGATCCACGGTTGTGCCATCAACCTGAACGCCGACTTCACCACCACGGGTTACTCCGAGCGTGGCATCGAGGTCAGTGGCGTGGAGTCGATCGTGTCCAACAACCGCATCTTCCGGTCAGGCATAATCCAGAATGAGATCGGTTGGTCCGACATCGAGATCCCGACTCGCGCCCAAATCAACGGCCCGGCGTCGAGCACCGTTCAGGCTGGCATCCGCGTGTCGAGCGCAGATCGTTCAGTGGTGGAGGGCAACATCATCTTCCAACTGCCCAACCATCGGCCCATTGACTGCGCCAGCAGCGGGGTCAACATCATCGGCAACGTCATCTTCAACTGCGATTGGGTCGCTCGCAACCTTCCAGCATCCTCGCCAGCCATCAACTGCAATGGTAGTGAATGTACGGTGGTGGGCAACTTCTTGTCCAGCCTCGGGCAGATGGGCGGCATTCTCGTCACCGGAGATGGGATCGTCTCTGACAACACTCTGGCCTCCATCAGTGGGCACGGGATCGTGCTCAATGGCAGCAGCAACGTGTGTTCAGGTAACCGCCTCGACGCCGTTGCGACGGCTGGTGCAGGTGGCGACGGCATTACAGTGAGCGGCACTCTCAATACGGTGCAGGGAAACTACGTCCTGGCCACCCGGACGACCGATGTCGGTTCCTTCGGCATCGCCGTCACCGGGTCGCGCTGCGTCATCAGCGGCAACATCGTTGAGCGCACCGAACGTGAGGCCATCTACGTCACCGGGGCCGACAACTTGGTTGAGGGCAACTCAACCTCCCAGATCGCAGCGACTCACATCGCCGTTCCTGCTGGGGCCGGAACACGCAATCACATCGCCCACAACAAGGCCAACTTCGTTGCTGCTGGTCCTGGTGCGGTGAACGCCCCGAGGGCCTTCCTCACGGGTGTGCTCACCCAGGTCGTCGTTGGCAACGACGCTACCAACGGTCCGTGGGCAGTTGACGCGACGGGGTACAACCTCATCGTCGGCACCATCGACACCTTTGCTGGCGGCGCCGGACCGGGCGACAACTTCTAGGAGGGGTGATGGCTGCTATCGGTGATCAGTTCAAGCACAAGGCCCTCTGGGACTCTGAGACAGACGACTTCTGCGTCTGCGAGATCACCGAGGTTGGGCCAGAGCACGTCATCTTTGCCACCCCGGCCGGGGTGGAGTCGCGACTTCCCCTGAACGCCGATCCTGACACCACCTGGACCGGATTTGATGCCGAAGTTGTCCATGAATGGGTAGTGGGGCCGAACTGATGGACCACGTTGCCCTCGCACTCTGCGTCTCCAAGGCGATCGAGACTGCCTCTGTCGGTACGGCCACGGAGTCGAACGCCCAGCAGGCAGCCCTTGCCACCCAGGCTGATTGGGATTCGATCTCTCACGACGACATCGACCCCGCAGTTGCGGTCGCCTACGTCGATGCTGCAATGGCGGGGCAATTGGCCTGCCATCAAGCGCGCCGCGCCTGGATCGATGACTATGACCAGAATCCGGCGGCCGCCCTCGCAGAGCACCCCGAAGCCTGGACCCCCGAGGAGGGTGAGCCGGAGTGGCTCGATGTCCTCATTTCTGCGTTCATCAACCGCCCAACCACCGCTCAAGTGCTCGGATTGTGAGAGGATAGGTACATGGCTGGCGCACCGATCCTGCAAGGGGACTGTCGAGACTGCCCGGAGGCGACGACTTCGATCGCCACCACGGGCCTATGTCTAGACGACGCGACCCCAATCGCGATCGTTGTCACGCGCGACTGCAACGGCGTTGTCACCGAGGATGGCTGGCTCGACCTGACCACGGGCATCTTCACCCCTGGTCCCCCTCCTCCCGGCACGGCTGCCTGCACCACCGACAACTACGACTTCGCTCTCTCGGGCTGGCTCTGTGACATCTTGCCGGACGGCTCGGTCGCTGGGATCGCCTTGGTTCAGATCGAGCGCAACGCATCCGGTGCTGTCATCGGCATCACGCTGATCGGCGTTGATGGCCTGCCCTACGTTCCCGTCGGCATCATGACGCGCTGCCCCGAGGACCGCTTGGCTGCCGAAGTCCTCTGCGACGCTGGCGCTGCTGGCATCCCCTTCGTCCGCTTCTACACCTACAGCCCCGTTGGTTCGATCCCCGCTCGCGACACCGATCTCGACGGCGCCCCCTATGTCGTCGTCGGCCCGGTCGTTCGCTGCATCGAGGAGGTCACCGGCACTGGTGGCGATCCCGTTGTGGTCGATGTCAACAACTGGCGCGACGACGCCGAGTACGTCGTGCTCTGCGACCAGGGAACGGCCGACGCCCCGTTTGTGCGGCGCTTCGACGTTTCCGACACAGGTGTGGTCACCGCCACCGACACCGAACTCGATGGCACCACTGCTTACTTTGCGGTCGGCCCGGTTGGCGTCTGCGCCCTCGACCTTGGGTCCATTCAGGTTGTCGCTGACCCGGATGCCAATGTGCGCGCTGGCATGGTGCTGCTATCGGGGGTTGGCGATTCATGGACGCTTGGAGTTGATTCTGGCGGCGGCAAGGTCAAGTCGATCACTATTGTGCGGCGCGCTGGCGGAACCGCCGCGTCGGTCACCGTCGCGGATGACTTCGGCAACGTGACTGCCGTGATCTCAGGCGAGTCGCTGACATGGGGCGTTAGCGCCCTGGAAGATGAGATCACGGGTACGTTTGTGGTCGCGACCACCAACGCCGGGGACCGCGTGCTCGTTCTTTGGACTGAGGTGTAGTCATGGCTGGTACTGGTGCTCAGAACTCCAACCCAACCGAGCCAGTAGAACTTGCCGAGCCGGTCACCATCGACGGGACCGTCGATGTCGGCAACCCGTGCTCCGACATCGAGCAGGTTCTCCTCACCGACGAGGGCACCGATCCCGACACCGACTTCCTCCGTACCTACGAGTACGACTGCGACGGCGACATCGTTGGGTTCACCGACACGCTGCTCGACGGCTCGACCGGCTACGCTCCCGTCGGCCCGATCGTGGTCACCGTGCAGGCCGCGGCCACTCGGGACATCGAGCAGGAGGTCCTGTGCGACGACCAGGGTGGCGGCACGATTGTCCCGTTCGTTCGCCGCTACCGCTACAACCCGAACGGGACCTTCCAGGGCTTCCTGAACTTGACCCTCGCTGGTGCCCCTTACGTCCCGCTGGGCACGGTCATCAGGTGCGTTGATGTCGCCGTCATCGAGAGCGACTGCGCTGATGTCGAGTTCCTCGACCTGATCGACTGCACCCAGACGGCGTTCCTGCGGCGCATCGACCATGCGTGCGACGGAACCGTCACGGTCGTTGATACCGAACTCGACGGCACGACGCTATATGTCGCCTGTGACCCGGTGCGTTTCGCTTCTGAGGGTGCGCTGCAATCCGGTGCGGGTGGTCCAGCCATCGTCACTCGCGTCACGAGTCTTGCGAACTACACGACTTCCGTTACGACTCGCCGGGTGACGCTCATCTGGACCGGCAACGCTGCGTCTATCGGCAACCGGGTGGCGTTGCAGATCAACGCCGGTGCGTTCGTCGCTCTCGTGAACGAGGCTGGCCTCATCATCTTCGGCGATCTCGCCTCACCCGATCAGATGGGCTACACGATCACCATTGACGTGAATCAGGCGGCCGACGACGTGACTGTGATCGAGGAGTTCTGATGCCACTAGGCCCGTACCCCGCAGAGAATCCAGAGCCGCGTCCCGATCCGATCGTCGTCGCGCTCATCGGCAACGGGTTTACGCACGACACCAGCCCCCTCGCCCGCAAGGTTTCTATCTACGTTCATGCTCCCATCGAGGGGGCTGAGCGCGCTCGTCCGACCGTGAACGGGGCTGCCATCCGTGGAGCGAATAGTGGCACCCCCTACATCTTCGAGGCACCTGCTGGATTCACGGTGCCCGTGCTCATCATCGCGACCAGGGCGGGCAACAACGACATCGTGATCGTGGAGGAGTTCTGAGATGGATGACGAGATTCTCTCTCTGGATCGCTCCTACTTCCGGGTGATGGCGCGTAACAATGGCACGTTGCAGATCACGGCCATCGCCGCGACGATCGACCACGGCGACGAGAGCGACATCACTGATTTCGTTGAGTCGCAGATGAACAACCCGGCCGTTGCCCCTATCTTGCAGGGCGGAGAGATGCGTTGGGAGTCCAACGGAATCATCGCTTTGCTGCTGACCGACTCGGCTGACGTGAAGCAGGTCCTCATGCGGGACTTCCTGTTCATGGCGATGCTGTCGGGCCGCTTCCGTCCCACCGAGGGCACGCAGAAGTTGATGTGGGCCGACGCCGCCACAGGCGTGCAGCCCACTTTCCCCCCGGTCCCCGAGGACTGGTGGGTTGAGTTGGATGCCGGAACCGCTCCTGCTGGCCCTGCTGGCTATGCGGCGTGGTACGCGGCATGGGTGGCGGCTCAGTAGTTCCAAGGCGCCTCGTGCGCCCCTCAACGTGGGATACTTGAGCCGTGGCCATTTGTTGTCCGAAGTCCATCAAGGCATGTGCCCTTCGTATTACGCGCCTGAATGGATCGGACGTTCCTCTCGACCCCCTGACTCCAAACAGCCGAATCCAGACGGCGGGGTTCATGGAGTTGAACCTCTCCCCCGACATCATCACGGGAGAAGTCACCGACATCGCCACTACGTGTGGCGACATCTGCATCTCGCACAACGACTGCGACAAGGTGAGGGGATTCGACATCGAGTTGAAGTTGTGCGGCGTCCCTCTACCCGTCCTAGAGATGTTGACCGGCATCACTTTGATGGACGACGGCATGGGCAACTTCGTGGGGGCGGCCCTACGTGAAGGCAAGAGCAACCGCTGCAGCAACGATCCGAAGATGATCGAACTGTGGACCAAGAACGCGGATCGCCCATCTTGTGACATCGATGGAGTCCCTGGCAGCCTATGGATTCACTGGATTCTCCCCAGGACCATCAAGTGGGAAATCAGTGGAAGCATCAACTTCAACTCGGGGCCACTTGAGTTCGCCCTCTCGGCTTACGCTGAGAACAACCCCAACTTCTACCCGTCGTGGCCTGGGCTTACCTTTCCGTCCTATGTGCCGGGCGGTGGTGACCCAACCGGACTCCCCACTGGCGCTCCCCCTCCGGTCCTTCCGGCTGGCATCACGGCCGACCCCTGGACCATCACGGATCAAGTGGTCATCCAGGGAGCCGGTCCCCTGGCTTGGAAGTGCGTGGACAGCCTTCCTTCCCCCATCGATGACTGTGGATATGTGCCGGTATGACTTGTGGGACTATCGTCCCGGTAACGCCAGCCACCCCTAGAATCTGTCCTGTAATCCTTAATCTCTGACGATGGAGACACGCGTGAAGAAGAAGTTGTTGGTGGCCTCCTTGAGTGACCAAGGGGCCGGGAAGGTGAAGATCGTCCTCGGAAATCGCACGGGTCACCCTGAGGACTATTACATCTTGGGCGTGACGCCCAGGGTGACTATTGGCCTCGATGGGAACACCACCTATGCAGTAACCCTCGATGTCGCTCTCGACGCGACTATTGTGGAGGTACGCCAGGGAGGACGAGACGGTGAAGTCCTGGCCTTATTGGAACTAGAGCATCGGTAGGGACCATGAGCAACAAGCCGAGCGGACGATTCAGCAACTACCCCAAGGTGAACCGTGGGGTTTCTTCGGATGAGCCGAAGGAAGTGGTCGTTCGCGCCCCAGAGCCGGAGGAAGTGGTCGATACGGCCCCAGAGCCGGAGGAAGTGGTCGCTCCCACCCCAGAGCCGGAGGAAGTGGCAGACGACGGAGAGTCCACTGAGACTGCTGAATCTGTCGAGGACGAGGGGGCTTCGGATGAAGCCGCCGAAGATGTCGCCGAGGCTGCCTTCATTGGCGCTGACGACATTTCCGAGATGACGGCCAAGGAAGTCTTGGATTGGGTCGGCGACGACCTGAGCCGTCGCGAGTACGCCTTGGCTACCGAAAGTTCTGGCCGGGAGCGCAAGACCCTACTGTCGCGGTTGGCAGAGGGATAAACACACCACCATCAGTCTTTGACATACAATGACGGTGATCGGTCAAGCCTAGGAGGCAAAACCACATGGCAATCTGCTGCCCCAAGTCCATCAAGGCGTGTGCCATGCGGATCACGCGCCAGAACGAGTGCGACATCGCTCTCGATCCATTGGTTCCCAATAGCCGCATCCAGAGCGCAGGCTTCATGGAGTTGAACCTCTCCCCGGACGTTGAGTCCGGCGAGGACATCACCACCAAGAACGGCTGCGGCGACATCTGCATCCGTGACAAGGACTGCGACCGCCTCAAGGGCTTCGAGGTCGAACTCAAGTTGTGCGGCGTTCCGCTCACCGTCATCGAGATGCTGACGGGCGCAACCCTCCTATCGGACGGAGACGGTGGCTTCAATGGCGCCGTCATGCGTGAGTCCAAGGACGCAGCCTGCGAATACTCGAAGGCGTTGGAGTTCTGGTCCAAGAACGCCGACAAGGGTGCTTGCACCGTGGACGGCCTCGTAGAGAACCTCTACATCCATTGGGTGCTTCCTCGCACGATCAATTGGGAGTTCAGTGGTGGCCTCAACTTCACCAATGGCCCCCTTGAGATCGTCCTGATGGGCTACGCGGAGAACAACCCCCTGTGGTTCCCCTCGTACCCCGATGGCACCTTCCCGTCCTACGTCCCTGGTGGCGGCGATCCCACCGGCCTCCCGACGGGTCCGGCTCCGGGCAACCCGAACCCGAACCTGCCACCTGGGATCACGGCCGATCCTTGGAACGGAACCGATCAGGCTGCGATCCAGGCGGGCGGTCCGATGGCCTGGCGTTGTGTGGGTTCCCTCCCGTCGCCCATTGATGACTGCGGCTACGTGCCCGTCGTCTAGGCGACTCCCACCTCTGACCGATCAGACGGACCCCCCGCCCTTCCCGGCGGGGGGTCCTTCGCGTCCCCTATTGATTGCAGAAGGTCGGCGTCATGGCTTTGGTATACGATCATCCGATGGATCGGGTGCTGCTTCTCAACGCAACCTATGAACCAATCTGCGCGGTGCCGATGCGGCGCGCCGTCGTTCTCGTGCTCTGCGACAAGGCCGAGATCGTCACGGCATACGATGCCGTGGTTCGTTCGGCGAGCATGGAGATGTCGCGCCCGGCCGTCATTCGCCTGGTCCGCTACGTCAACGTCCCCCGGTTCCGCAAGGCATACCTGAGCCGCCGCACCATCCTGCAGCGGGACAACCACGAGTGCTGCTATTGCGGTGGCAAGGCATCCACGATGGACCACATCATGCCTCGAAGCCGTGGCGGCGCCCACTCATGGACCAACGTCGTGGCTTGCTGCTTCGGCTGCAACCAGACCAAGGACGACAAGACCCCTCAAGAGATGGACTGGAAGATGCGGTACCAGCCATTCGAGCCTGAGGGCAATCGTCGCATCGTCTTGATCGTCGGCTGTCTCGACCCTACGTGGGAAGAATGGATGGCCGTAGCCTAAGAGGACCGCTTCGCAAGGCGCCTAGGGGCCACTCCTTCGGGGGTGGCCCCTATTATGTGTCCGATCGGTGTGATACAATAGGGTTCCTTACTGACAGAAGGGAGCCTACCCATGGCACGAACGCGAGACAGCCAACGACAGAAGGTTTACGGGGCTGAGAGGTTCTTGCAGTCGCAAGGACCTCGATATGAGACGGTGCCCGAAATGCAGGCATACGTGGATCGCCTCACCAAGAGCGCCTGGTTTCGCCGCAGGTGGCCCCGCACGGCCCGTAGGGGCATCCAAGTGCGGGACGGCCGCGGGAGGCGCATAGCGTGCGCTGAGACGATCTGGGGCACTCCTGTGATCAAGATGCCGCTGTGGAGCCGCTCCAAGGCCGTCATCATCCACGAGATCGCCCATCATTGCTCCGACGAGGCCCACGGGACGCGTGACGTGGCGGCCCACGGGTGGCAGTTCGCCGCCACCCTGCTCGAACTCGTCACCCATGAGATGGGGGCTGACATCGGAACCGAACTCAAGGCGTCCTACAAGGCAAAGAAGGTGCGCCACAAGGCGCCCCGTCAACGGGCACCCATCACCGACGAACAGAGGGCCGTCTTGATAGAAAGGATGGCTGTGGCTAGAGCAGCGCGTGCAGCCAAGGTACAATCGATGGAGGTCTAGCCCCCCACCCGAGGTATCCGATGGCTGCGCCACCAGTTGAAGTCCCATGCGAACCGTGGACCACCCCAGAGGAGGTCCGCGAGTGCTGCAATGGCCTCGACCCGCTGTACGACCTCACGGACTCCATCCTGTTTGCTTCGGCCCTGCTTTACCGGCTCTCTGGGCGCCAGTTCCCTGGGGAGTGTGAGCGCACCATTTGGCCGTGCTCCGGCAACAACTGCGGCTGTGGCTGTGGTACCTGCGGCGGAGGGGCGTCCTTCCTGGGTAACGATTGGTGGTGGGCTTACCACTCCTACCCGGCGTGGCCGGTGCCCAACGGATCGGGCGACGGATTCATCAACGTCGGGGCCTGCTGTAACTCGTGCTGCATCCCCTCGGTGCAACTCCCGGCCACGGTCAACGAGATCGTGGAGGTCATCATCGATGGGGTGACCCTCGATCCAAGCGCATACGCCATCAAGGCGTACCGCGAGATCGTGCGCGTCGATGGCGGCTCCTGGCCATGTCACAACGACTTGACCGGCGACCCCGGTGACCCCGGCGTGTGGACCATCACCTACCGCTACGGGAAGCCCGTCCCACTCGATGGTCGTATCGCCGCTTCCATTTTCGCCTGCCAGATCGCGCTCAACCGCTGCGGCGGGGACTCGTGTCTGCCTCAGCGCCTCAAGAGCATCACCCGTCAGGGTGTGGAGATGGCCTTCGCTGATCCCCTAGATTTCATCGGACTCGGGCAGACCGGCATCTACGAGGTGGACATGTGGCTGCAGTCAGTCAACCCCACTAAGTTGAAGCGGCGCTCGCGGCTCCACCGACCTGACAAGGGTCCCGGCAACAACACCTTCACCGGCTGATGGCTACTCCCAACCCCGCACACCTCAACGACATGCTGCAGTCGATTCTCGACGTGGCGTGTAACTGCTTGGATGACACCCCTCTTGGGCGTCCCGCCGACTGCTTCATCAGCCATGGCCAGCCGCCAGACGATTGCTGTGACTTCCTCTCGGTATGGGCTGAATACATCCGGCCGATCCAGGGCTTCGAGAATGCTCAATATGTCTCCGGTGTGAAGTTCACCGGGAGGTGCTGCGACATCGGCGCTGTCATGGACATTGCCATTCGGCTCGTGCGTCCGTGCTATCCCACCCTCAAGGACAACGCCACCAACCCCTTCCCGCCGCCCATCGAAATCCAGGCAGCCGCCGAGAACCTCTTGATTGACGGCTGGGCCATGCGATGCTGCGTGATGCGCGCCTACTGCGAGGACTCGCTGTTCCCCGATGACACCGAGTGCCTTGAGGTTGCCTGGGGAGACATGGTTCCTCATGGCCCCAGGGGTGGATGCGCTGGTTGGACTTGGCGCATAACCGTCGAGTTGGAGCAGTGCTGCTAGGAGGCCACCGTGCCGCCACCTATTCGTGTTCGGTATCAAGTTGATTTCAAGGTAGACCATGGTGCCTTGAAGATGATGCTCGAAAGCCCCACCGACATCGTGGGGGCTTACATCCTTCGCATTGCGTTGATGGCTCAGTCTGGCGCGACCTCAAGGGCGCCCGTAGGGAAAACGGGGAACCTCAAGCGCAGCATCGTGATGACCCGAGGGATTCCTGGGTCCCCCAGCGGCGTGGAGATCACGGCCAACATCGAATACGCCCTTGTCGTCCATGAGGGACGTGGACCCATCACAATCACGCCCAAGCCGCCCAAGCAATTCCTCAAGTTCCCCAACAAGGCGGGGATCATGGTGTATATGCCCGAGGTCAACCAGGGTCCGATCACCGGACGGCCCTTCCTTTGGAACGCCCTACAGGATGCTGTGGCGTCCATGGCTTGATGTCTGATAGGGTGGACACACGGCTTCTCCGAAAGGAACCCACATGACCGATACCTCTGCTGCCACCACCTCGACCTCCGGTGAGGTCGATGAGGGTGCTGCGATCCATCCCGTCGAGGCTGGCGAATTGAACCCTGAGGCGTACAAGGCGTTGAAGGACGAGGAGGCCGCCACTGTTGATGGTGAGGAATTGGCGACGGTCGAGGTTCGGGATCAGACCTTCAAGGTCGTGGCCAACCTGCCTGGCATCGTGCTTCTCGATCTCGGCGTGGCTTCCGACCCTTCGGCTACCCAGGGGGAGCAGTTGCGTGCACTGCGCGAGTTCCTCAAGGCTGCCATCGCTCCCGACGACCTCGGCCGTTTCGAGCATCACCTCCGCACCGCCCAGCCCACCATCTACATCGATGAACTCAACAAGATCGTTGAGAAGTTGCTGGCGGTGATCGGCGGCCGCCCTACCGAGTAGCCCACGCCCTCATTACTTGGACGTTGGCTAACATCTTCGAGATGGATGGTCGCCTCATCGCCATTGGGCGCAGGCTGACTCAACTCTCGGCTATTGAACTTCTCAACTTCGCCTATGCCACGATCGTCGGAGAAGCGAATGGTGAGCAACGTCGTCACATTGACGCGGCGCTAGAGGGTCGTCTCGGGCAGGGCGGCGGAATCTTGGTCGATGACCCCGATCTCCCGGCTTCCCTGCAGGGCACCGAGGCGCCTTCATGGTGGTCCGATGACCACGACCCGTTCGCTCAACAGCATACAATCGGGTAGTATCCCCGCCCGAGGTAGGTCATGGCGAACGTCGTCGGCTCAGCCACAATTCGCATCATCCCTGATACCTCGGGATTCAGCGCGTCCCTGCAGGGGCAACTGAACAGTCTCTCGGGCCAACTCGGTCGTATGGGCGGCCGCAACATCACCGGCAACCTGAGCACGCAACTCAACAAGTTGGGCACGTCTCTTGACCGAGCCGGTACTCGGGCGGCTCTTGTGGGCCAGGCGTTCACCTACGGTCTGACGCGGCCCTTGCTGCGCGCTGGTGAGGCCATCATCGGTGTCGCCGCCGACTTCGATGAGGCAGCCCGCATCGTTGCCGCCGTCACTATTCCTGAAATGGACGCGTCGGGCGCGTTCGAGACGATGGACCAGTTCGAGATACGCGTCGAGGAATTCAAGCAATCCTCCCGCGACATGGCGAAGGAGACGGTGTTCTCCTCGACTGAGGTCCAGAAGGCGTATGTGGACCTGGGTCGTGCTGGCCTCACCACCGTCAGCCAGATCGAGTCCGTCCTCCCCACCATCGCCAACGTGGCTCTGGTCGAGGGTGGCCAGATGGCCGATTTCAGCGACAAACTCGTCCAAATCTTCACCGGCTTCGGCGGCAACTTCACCGAGATCGGGAAGGAATACAAGACAATCTTCGGCGAAATCCGAGCCACCGAGGAGGATCTGACTGCTGAGTTCGAGCAGATGGGCGACATCCTCACCCTCACCTCACAGCGCACCGTCACCGACATTACCGACCTGGCTGTGGCCTTCCGTTACGCCGGTCCCACCGCCAAGGCGGCTGGGGTGGGATTTGAGGAAGCGGCGGCCGCTCTTGGTTTGCTCGCTCAGGCTGGTTTCACTGCCAGCCTGGGTGGTACCGCCCTGCGAGGCATCATTACTCGTTTGGCCATTCCCACGCTTCTGAGCGAGAAAGTCTTTGAGAAGTTCGGGTTGACCATGGAGGCGGCGTTCCAGCCCGAGAATGCAGCCAAGTTGTCGGACGCGATGCACGATTTGGGTGCGGCGCAAGAGGACATCGATGAGGCTCTTGCCGGGGGTATTACGGGTTTCAAGGATGCTCAGGAAGGGATCAAGGGATACGAGAAGGCGATCTTCGACTCCACTGGCAACATGCGGCCTCTAGTTGAGATCGTTGAGGAGTTCGTCAACAAGGGCGCTCGCGTCGGCGACATCGGCAAGGTGTTCGGCCAGCGCGCAGGCCCGGCCTTCCAGGGCCTCATGGACAACCTTCCTGCCCTCAAGCGTCTGACCGAGGACCTTGATGGCGCCACGGGGTCCCTCGACCGTATGTCCGCGAGGATTAAGACATCCGCGTCGGTTCAGTTCAAGTTGCTTAAGAACTCACTCACCGAATTGGCTATTTCCTTTGGTGAGGCTGGCGTGCTCAGGTTCTTCGCCGACGCGGCTGCTGACCTTCGCGACTTCGTTATGGAGTTGGCTACAACCAACCCTCAGGTTCTCAAACTTGCCGGTGGCCTCGCCGTCCTAGTCGCGGCCATCGGACCCCTGGGCATCTTGTTCGGCCTCATGGAACAAGCCCTGGGCAACTGGTTCAAGATTCTGGCTTTCGGCCTTACCCCTTTGGGTGCCCTCATTATCGGCATCGGGGCCTTGGCCGCCACGCTTGGGGTATTGGCTGCTAAGTCCGAAGGGCTACGTGACACGCTGGGCAATTTGGCCGACGCTGTTATGCGAGTCATTGGCCCATTGAAAGAACTGTTCATCGCCGTGTTTGGGCCGAGCGTTGATGCTGCTGGGGCGAAGATCGATGGTCTTTCGGTGCGGCTTTCCAAGTTCTTCAATGACTTGGCTATCTCCATCAACGAGTTTGTCAGCGGGGGCGGTCTGCGCGATGCGATCTTGTCTCTAATCGACACAATCGAAGCCTTTAAGAATGCGTGGGGGACGGTCGCCGATCTGTTTAGGAAGGCTCAGCCGGGCATTCAGGAGACTTTCAATCAGATCGAAGAAACAGCAAGGGCCGCGTTCTCTCTCCTTGTTGAAGTGATGGGAGAGGTTTGGGATGGCCTGTTCCGGCTTGGAGAGGTCGCCATCCCGGTCTTGGCCGCCGCCTTTTACGTCTTGTGGCGATCGATTTTGTTCGGTATGGGACTGTTCACCGGCATGCTTAGCGTCTTAAAGCCACTTTCCGACATCATCAGCGATGTTCTTGGCCCGGCCCTTTTGGCCCTGGCCCAGATTTTCATTGTCGCCAAAATGGCCGGGTTCCAGTTTGCAACGGTGTTCACTTTATTGAGGACCGGATTTACCAATCTGGCAACCGGGGAAGTATTCGCAGCCCAGGGGAGGATCGCTGCGTTCACGAACACACTGCGAGTGATGTTCGCGTTCTTGGGCCAGGCCAGCGGGATGGCCATTGGCGGCGTATTCTCAAGCATCACCAACGCGTTGGGGGGTCTGGTGCGTGTTGCCGCCGCCGTCGTGCAGCCCTTTGCCAACGCTCTGGCTGGCATCGTTGGTGGGGTGGGCCGGTTCTTTGCCTTCCTCGACGCCCAACTCCGCAACGGCGGCATTACCGGAATGATGTCGCGGTACATCATTGACCCAATGACCTTCGCCCTTCTGGGGGCAGTAAACAAGGTCAGGACCGTTGCGGGCGCCATTGGCGGAGCCATCCACGATGGACTGCTGCGTGCCTTTGTGTTCGCCACACAAACCATCCTGCCCCTGGCGTCTAGGTTGGCCAGCACTATCTGGTCGGCCCTTGGTAGCGCTATGAGCGCTGCTGGTGGTGCGGTTTCCGCTGTTTCGACGGCCATTAGTAACCTGCTAAATCGGGCCTTTACGTCTTTGACCAACCTCAACAGTGGGGCTATTACTGCGGCAATCGATCGCGTCCTCATGTCTGTTCGTCTCAACGCATCGGCAATCGGCGCTGTGATCGGCAGGGCACTTACTCAGGCCATGGTTACTGCTCAGACCTTCTTGCAGTCGGCGGTGTCAGGCTTGTGGAACTCTTTGGTCACGTCTGCCCAAACGGGTGTCGCGAAGTTGAAGAACTTCTTGACGGTTTCTCTCCCCGCCGCATGGCATGCCGCTTGGATTTCCGTCAAGAGCACCGCAGCGTCGGCGATGATCGCCGTGATCATGAATGTCCAGATGGCTGCCAGGATGATCAAGGACGCCTTCTTAGTTGGCGTCAACGGAATCCTTGGTGCCTGGACCGCCATGCGTGGACGCCTTGCCTCCATCGACATCGGGGGCATCTTTAGTAGGGCGGCATTGGCTATCGCCGGTCTACCAACCGCCATGCGTAACGCCGCCAATCAGATGATGGCGAGCGGAACCTCGCTCGGCGCCAGCATGGACAGTCTTTGGGGAAGGATCAAGGCCGGGGCAACCTCCGCTTTTAACACCTTGAAAATGATCGCCACGACGACGGCTAGTGCGGTGGGGGGAGCGTTCCAGATAGCCGGTCAGATGGCCATTGGGTTCATGCAGGGCATGATGATTGCAGAGGCCACCGACCTCAAGGGCAAATTGAGCGCCCTCATCCCGGTCCTCATCTCCATTGGCACGACCACCGCAATGGTGTTCACCATGGTTGAGGGGGTCATGAAGGTAAACCCCGTCTTTGCTTTGATGGCAGCGATGCAAGCCCTCGTCGTTTTGGCTGCAACGGTATTCGGAAAGATGAATAAGGAAGCAAAGGACCTTACTGATTCTATTGACGGATTCCGCTCCGCGATGGAACAAGCCACCGCAGACGACAAGTTCGTGGCTGTGCTAGGTGAGGTCGAAAGTGCCCTTGACGCGATTGGAACAAAGACCAAGGGCCAAACTGGTTTTACAACTATCCAGACGAACATGGAAAACGCTGGCGTTTCAATGGGTGGGTTTGTCAAGGCTCTTGGCAAGGGGGACGCCGCTACAGAAAGGTTCTTGAGCAAGTGGCGCAAGGGGGATATTGACCGTCTGATCGAGGGGGGCTTCGTCCGTCTCAATGAGGTCAATGGAGATATTGAGATGGTGGACGGCGCCACCGGGCACTTGATTGGCACATTCGATGACGTGGCCGCGGCCCGCAAGGAATTGGGCAAGGAGTTCGATAAGAGGTTTGATGTTAAGGCGATTAAGTCGCTCATCGATGACTACAAGACTGGCAAGGTCAGCCTAGAGGGTTATCGAAAGGCTCTTAAGGAACTTGGTGTCAGCGAGGAGGAAGCGGAGGCAGCAACCGAGGAACTTGCCACTGAGGTGCTTACCCTCGGGGGGGCCTACTCCGAACTTACGTCGAACATGAACGAGTTTTTCGATGATTTGCGGTCGCAAATGGACGGCTTCGACCCGGTTGTTAAGTTGAGGGAGTCGCAGGACGATTTCATCGACAGCGTGGAGGGCATGAAAGGGGCACTCCAAGAATTGGCTGGCGAGGGCGGCAAACTTGACTTCTCACTCCCCGGCCTTACCGACAACTCTGAGCAGGCCAGGGAGATGCGGGACCAAATGGGAGGTCTGGCCAAGGCTTTTCAGGAGCAGGTGTTCTCCCTGGGGGCCGGTGCCACAAGTGCCGACGCGTACGGATTGGGAATCGCGACCCTGCGTCAGCAGTTCATCGAACTACTGCAGGATCAGGGTGCCACCATCGATGAAGCCACCCTCTTGGCGGACACCATTATCAACGCCTCGGGCATTAAGGGCTTGGACTACGGCGACTTTGAGGCGTTGGGGGGTCAGATCGCAGGGGTGACGGCTCAGGCCGACATCCTTAACGAAACGCTGGGCGCGGCCGAGGGGCGCTACCTGGCCGAGTTGGCCGTGAAGTACCCCAAAATGAACCCAGAACAACTAGCGGGCATGCTCGCCATGGCGGGCGGACCCCTCTCCCTTCGGAGAGAAGAACTCGCGGCCCTTGGGGTCGTAGGGGGGCTGCCCGAGATCACAGCCCCCGGTGGCGTGGAGATCAGTCCTGACGCCGTGAAGGGGTTGCCGTCACATGGCATCCCCTCTGAGGTAACCGTGAAGATCACCTTCTCGGCCATCGAAAACATGGACGCTGCATTGGCCGAAATCTCCGCCTTCACCGACAATGTGCAGGCAAAGATCAGGGAGGTGGCATTCGGGGTTCTGGGCCTCGTGGTCGGCACCGTCAAGGCCACTTCGGTCGCAATCCAAACCATCGCAATCCTCCCTGGCATGCTTTCCAGGGTCGCGATCGCTGCAGCCAACATCCTCGTGGTGGTGGGGGGTGTGGCGGCTCAGACGGCGATCGCTTTCACTGGCTTGGCTTCGATCGTGTACGAATCGATGTCAGCCATGGCTAACTCAATCATCGAGTTGTTTGGATCGTTGACCCAATACATCTTGTTCACCTTCTCGGCTCTGAATCACTCCGTCCTACAGTCCATTGGATCAATCGCTTCTGGATTCAGCATCATGGCCTCCTCGGCGGTAGCCACCTCGATTGTGGTGGTGTCGGCCATCAACTCGATCGTCTACGCCTTGCTGCAAATTCCTCTAGTGATGGCCTCGGTGGGTACCGCTATCGCCAGCGGATTCTCACGCCCATTCAACCTCATCGCAAACGCCGTGTGGAACCCCTTCGCTGGGTTCATCAATTCAGCCGCCAGCGCCCTCGGGTTGGGTCCCCTCCTGCCCTCCGGTCTGTCCATCCCGGTACTGCATACGGGTGGCATCGTTGGTGACGCAACGGGTGACTCCTATAGCGGTTCGCGCTCCGTCACCCAGGACGAAATGTTTGCCCTTCTACAGAAGGGCGAGGGCGTCATGTCTAGGCAGATGATGTCCAGCATGAGCGCCGCCCAGATCGCCGAGTTCAAGAAGGGCAACCAGCGCTGGTGGGCCGTTGGAGGTCCCTACGAATCTGGCAGTGGACGGGCGGGCGCTAGCGTCGGATCGGGCTACTCCTTCTCTACCAGCATCCCCGACTACGACAAGATGAATGCTTTTTGGGAAGGAGGGATGAAGCCACTCCTTGGATCGGTGCGCTCTATGTTCGGCGGCAACATCGGGGCCAACACCAGCACCGGGGCGATGGAAGGCATCGGTGATGCAACGGCCGAATACACCCGTGGCTATACGGACCGCATGACCGCTGAGCAGCGCAAGTATCTCGTCTCCCTCGGCCTCCCTGCCGACTTTGACATCCAGGGCGCGCTCCCGGCCGGATTCGATCTTGCTCAGTGGCGTTCGTTCCTTGGGGCCAACAAGAAGCCCGGCAGTTGGCCTCTCATCGCTTCATACCTGAACGCTGCTGGGGTTCCCTTCCTGGCCAACTCCACGCTCCGCCCCGGAGACACCGGGTCCTACCACGCTTCGGGTCGTGCCATCGACCTCGGTGCCCCCGGCGATGCCAACTACGACTCGCCTGGACTTCTTCGCATCAACCACGCCCTGGCCCCCCTTCTCGGGGTGTTGAGCGAACTGATCTACTCCGGTCCGGGCGGCATCAACGACAGCGCTTATGGCGCCGCGGTGGTAGCAGCCCACCACAACCACGTTCACGCTGCCCTGCGCGATGGCGGCATCATCCAAGACCTTGTGTACGCCATGCTTGGCGAGGACGGCCCCGAGGTCGTTATCCCCCTCAATGACCCCGCTCGTGCCCTGAGCCTCGCCCGGCGCTCTGGATTGATCAAGACCTTGCAGAGCGCCCAGGCCCGCTCGTCGGCTGGCGCCTACACCGCCCCCTCTCGCAGTGCTGGTCCCAACGGTG